TACAGGGTGTTGGCGCCGGTCTGACGCGGGAACTGCAGGTTACCCTGCAAGCCCGACAACACCTGGGCGCCCAGACGGCGGACCATCATGCGGTTGCGCAGCAGGTCGATCAGCGGCATGACGTTGGTCTGCACCGTCTCGACACCGACGTTGGTATCGCCGGCCGTCATCGGTGCACGCATCTGCAGCGAGGTCGGCACGAAGATGCCATCGGTACCGCGGCCCAGCTTCGTGGCGATCTCGTCTGATATCTCGCGCTCGATGCCGGATTCGCCGCCGAATGCCACCGAACGCAGGGCGCGGATAATGGAATACTCGTCCTGGTCGCGTTGGCCCATGCCGACGTCGATGTGGCGGGTTTCCTGTTCGCGCACCGGCGGGGCCTGGTTGGCGATGACCGCGAGGACGTCTTCGAAGTCTGCAGCCGAGCGGCCCTGGTCGATGAATTTCGAGGCCAGGTCGAGCTGGTTGTTTTCGCGACCCAGCTTCAGGATCTTTTGCGTGCGCGCACGCTCGGCCTCGGATGCGGCCTTGCGCTCGCCGGCCACGTCGACGGTCGGCGCTGCGGGTGCCGGTGCTGCCGGCTCGTTCAGTTCAGGCATTGCCCTCTCCTTCATTTCGATGATGATTTCGTTTTCAGACTCGTCCGCTGCCGAGCGCCCTACGCCCACCGCGTCGTCTGCCGGGACAGACACGATCGAGATTTCATAGGGTTCCCAGTCCACGGCGCGGTAGGTGTCACCCTCGTCGGCCTCTTCTTCGAGTAAGAGGCGATGGATGCGGTAACCGACCGAGACTTTGCTGCGGATGCCGTCCGCGATATCGGCGAAAATTTCGTCAGCGCGTGCGCTTTTGCCAAAGCGCACCGTGGCCCGCCCTTTGCGATCGCTGTCGATGCTCACCGTCTCGACCACGCCGACTTGGTCGCGGTGGTCGTGACCTACCAGGAGCGGCGCCGAGTTTTGCAGGCGGCCAAGCCTGATACTCCCCGGCCCGTGATCCAGGATCTCTTTGCCGAACCAGCGCGCGACAGGCTCTTCGCTGGAAAACGCGAGTTCGACGGTGCGCGTTTCTTCAGAAACACTGCGCACGTCGAACTGCCCCTCGCGGAACAGCGGCTTGGCGTTAATCTTGCGCGTCGACTTCTTGGTCTGATTCGGCATTGTTCAGCTCCATCGTTACGCCGGCGGCTGCCGGCATCTGGAATCCCGCGGCGTAGAGCATGTCGCGCCAGCGGACGAAATCTCGGACGACCTCGTCGGGGTCGAGGCCTTGGTCTTGCAGCTCGCGCAACGGCGAGCGCATGAAATTGTCGAGGCCGAGCTTGCGCGCTTGCTCTTCTTTCAGCGGCTCGTTGAACTGCCAGCGCCGGCCCTGGAAATGAACCGCTGTGTATTTGTCGAACTGGTCGGCATACAGCGGACGCGGCCCCGTGCGCGTAGGCACTTCGATATTGCCGAGGCGCAATTGCCAGGCCAGCCAGTCTTCGTACAGCGGGCGCAGGAAACTCTCGACCATCCAACTCTGCAGCGCCTTCCACAGCTCGCGTTCTTCGAGCTCGGCCATCTTGGCGCTGCTGTAGTTCATGCCGGCGTAGTCGTTGGCGAACTTGTGGCTCGACACGCCGAGGCCGGCACCGATGCCCTGCAGCAGGCGGCCGGTGAACGGGCCGAATTCGCCGTTGGGGTAGGCCGCATCGAACGCCTTGATGTCTTTGACGCCCGGCGGCGCGACACTGAACACGCCCGCCTCGATCTGATCGATGTATTCGCCGTCTTCCTGGTCGGTCGACATGCGCGCCGCCAGCTGCTCGGGCGTGAGCGTCGCGTCGTCGTCCATGAGGTAGAACCCCATTTTCGATGCGCCGTATCGCGCGTTGACCAGCGCGGCATTCTCGAAGCCATTGAGCATCATCATGCGCAGGCCGCTGGTGGCCAGCCACGGGATGCCGCGCTTCTGGCCGATGCGCTCGACCAGGAAGCCGTGAAAAATTTCGCTTGCTGGGATAACGACATGCTGCGCGTTGCCGCTGTAGTAGCTGCGCGCCGTGGCGGGATCGCCTCGCAGGTAGTAGCGCACCGGCCGACCGTTTGAGTCGAACTCGATGCCGTGGCGGATCAATCGGCCGTTGCGGTCTTCGACGTTGTAGGTGACGTCGAGCAGCTCGGGATCAATGAGCTGCAGCGCGTACTGGTACGGCCCGAACTCCGGCCCCAGGCGGCGGCGGATGAGCACCTCGCCATCGGTGGCCACTGTTGCGATCCACAGGCGGCACATTTCCGCAAACGACTGCTTCTGCGTGCTGTCACAGTTGCGCGCGCGTCCCCAGTCTTTCCATGCCTTTTCGAGCGCGTTATTTGCTATCTCGTCTTGTTGGCCATCGCGGCCAACCGTGCGCCCTTGAAAACGAAACCCATCAGCACCCACGACGTGGCTCTTGGCCATTCGGATAAAGTGCTTTGCATAGTCGTTGTTGGCGACCTGGTCGCGCACTCTGGCACGCACGGGCGTAAGCACCCGCGCGACCACTTCGTCTGCTGTCAGCGAGCTCGTCGTCCAGCTGGCGGTCAGGTTGTCGACGTTGGCGGCGTCATAGCTACGCTTGGCCGTGGGACGCCGCAGTGCATGACGAACGGCTTGCGCGCCGGGATTGATGACAGGCGCATCGCCGTAGCGCACGGCTTCGCTGGCCGACAGGATGCCGCGATCAGCGAGCTTGCCGAGCAGTGCTTTGTTTCTCGGCATCAGAACCGGGCCTTGATGTTAATGCCGAGCGCGCCACTGGTTGCGGTCGCGCCCTGTTCCATTGCCGCCTGCTGGCGGGCGTTGTTGATCGCCGCGACCAGGTCCGCGAGCGAGCGGTACTGCACCACGCGGTTTCCGCCGACAGTGACGGATGCGGTCTTGATCTCGCCGGCACTCATCTGCGCGTAGGCGGCCTCGAGGTTGTCGAGGATGGTCTGCCAGGTGCCGCGCGCGTCGAGGCCTGTGTCGGCGGTCGCGAAGTTCGCGCGGACCTCGAGCATGCCGCGGCCGACCGTGAACCTGTCGGTACCCTTGCTGACGAACGCCTGCCAGCGGTAGTGACCAGCTGACCAGGCCGCGGTATCCGCTGCCACCTCTTCGACCAGGTGCGTGCCATCGCCGTTATCGGAACCCGTGAGGGTGATCTGCGTGCCGGCGTTAACAAGCGCATAGGTCAGCGTCCACCCGTCAGCCGGTAGGTAGTCCGGCAGCGCGCGCGTGAAGCGCAGCGTATCGCCGGCCGTGTGAACGGTCGGTTCGGTGGTGGGTGTGTTGCTCACTGGCGACCTGTAACAGTTGCGGTTAGCTGATCGGGTAAAACGGCATGCCGTCCAGCAGGATCACGCGCACGTCTCCGGCTGCATTGCGGTTCGTGTAATACAGGCCCGTGGCCGCGGACTGAAACCACAGGCCTACGGTCGTGTCGTAGTCGGTGCCATCGGACACGCGGCCGTCACCGTTCGGTGGCCTCGCCGCACGATCGCCTTTTTGCACGATCGGCTGGTACCCGTTGCCGTTTCGGCCGTTGTATTGATTCACGCGATCTACCTGCCTGTTGCTTGGTTCAGCCGCCAGACCTGCGCCGTGCGCTTTTCAGCATGGCCGATGCAACTTGCTGTGCCCGATTTTTTGGCTGCTTGTTTGCCGACTGCTCTGCCTGCTGTGCTGGCGCCTGGCCATCGCCGAACAGATCCCGCTGCTTGAGGAACGCCTCGAGGCTGTCCCATTGCGCCGGCTTCATCAGGTGCACCTTTGCCGCTCGGCTGGCGTGCAGCGCGTACACCTTGCAGTCCCAGGCCTCGATCGGCTGGCCGGCTTTCTGCTGCCAAACTTTCTTGCCGCGGATCGATCGGTGCGGCGCCTTCACTTCGCCGAGCACCTGGTCGTAAAAGTCTGGCCTGATCTCTTCGTACCAGTGCCAGCGCCCGGGGCCGTGGCCTTCGAGCTTCATGCGGCCCGCGAGCAGGTCTTTCGCCTTGTGCGTGCCGACAATGTACGGCGTGAGGCCGTACCGGTGCGCCTTGGTGTGGCGCCTTCCTTTGGTGTCGATTGACGGCTTCGGCCGACTGAAAATCTCCAGGCTGCCGTAGTCCTGGCTGCCGCCCTTGATCGCCATCACCTGGACGCTGCGAGTGCGCTGGTGGTCACGCACCCAGGCGTAGACGGCATCGGACGTGGTGCCGTCCGAGGCGTCGATGCTGATCGCGCTGATGCGCAGCTGCAGCCCGGTCGCGCTGGCGAATGTCTGGAACAGCAGCTTGTCGAGGCCGTCCCATACCGGATCCTGCCGCAGCATGGTGTTGCCGTGCAGCTCGCCGAAGTAAATCGTCCAGCTTTCTTCGTCGCGGCCCCAGGCGTCGATCAGCACCGCGATGCGGTCGTGCTGGACGTCGACGCCGGCAGTGAGCACCAGGCCGCCGTCGGGCACCTGCAGCTCGGGGTACGCCAGCGCGCGCGCCTCGAGGGCTTCGCGCTCCGGGGCATCCGATCGATACGCATACGGTCGCCCAAGCTTGCTGTTGACGAACACGACGCGGCCGCTTTCGTCGCCGCGCTCGGCGTCGTGCTCGGCCTCGAGGTAGTCACGCACCACGTCGGCGAGGCTGGTGCCTTCGAGGCAGACGTACAGCTCGCCGAGCTCTTTGAACGACTCGACGCCGCCGACCGTTTCGCGGTCGACCGTCGGCACCCAGCCACAGTAGGCATCGCCGGAGGCCTCGGCCTGGCTGACGGTGTCGTATATGTTTTGCTGCCGGCGCCAGTCGTCCCAGGCGCTGCCACAGTGCGGGCAGCTGTACACGGCGCTGTCGGGATCCGCCATGCCGTACACCGGGTGCGGAGTGCCTTCGTCGCGATCGGCCCAGTAGACGTTTTCCCAGTCGAGCACGTGCTGCTCGCCGCAGTCGTGGCAGGTGATCGGCAGCACGCGCTGCGTGCCGAGATTCGTCTGCTCTTCGACGCGGCTGAGGCCGGCGACCGACGGCGTGCCACCCAGCACCAGCTTGCCGTCGCGCTGGCGCTTGAGTCGCTCTTTCACCAGGCGGATCGCGTCGCCCTGCTTTTTTACGTTCTCGCTGGTGTCGTCCGGCTCTTCGACGACGACCAGGCCGGCCGGCGTGGATTTCACGCCGCCGGTGGAGTTTGATCCGACCAGCTTGAGGAACCCGCCCGGGAAGCGCTTGCGCGTGACCCGGTTGCCGTTCTTGCGGCTGGTGCTGACGTCCATCAGCTGATTCAGTACCGGCGTTGACAACACCGCCGGCGAGAATTTCTCGTCGTTGAAATCGCGCGCGTCGCCGTCTTTCGCGAACAGCGCGACAATGCCGGACGGCTGCGTGTGGATCCGTTTCCCGAGAAACCCCACCAGCAGCATTGTCCAGCCGATTTGCGCGGCTTTCATCGCGATGACGACGCGCACGTCGTCATCATCGAGCGCGGCCATCAGGCCCCACAGGGCCGGCACCTTGTCCGGGTTGTAGCGCCCCTCGCCGTCGCCGGCCTCGGCTGGCAGGCGGAAGTGTTCCCGCAGCCAGGCGCGTGTCGAGATCTTAGGCGGAGGCCTCCAGCTGGTGCCCACCCGCTGCAGCATCGCCAGCAAGCTCGCGCGGGTAGCTTGCAAGAGCGTCAAGGGCAGCGCGGGTCGGGGCGTCATACAACTCTCGGTCGATCTCGATCTTGTGTTTACTCTCGATTGCCGCGACCACCGACTCGATCGCGCGGGTAACCTCGGCACGGCCCACCACCGCCCACGACTGCAACAGCGGCTCGATCTCGCCGACCGGCACCAGCTGCCCGAGCTCGCGGTGGAAATTCAACTCGCTGATCTGCGCCTTGCTGAGCGCCTCGCGCGTTTTCGCACGCGTCAGCGCCAGGCTGTCATCGCCTGCCCTGCCGGAGGCTTCCGCGCGCAATTTCTCGCAGTAGGCCCGCAGCCACTCGCCGAGGGTTGCACCCTCACGCAACAGGCCAGATTTCATGTGCTTG